CGCAGACCGACATCTTCGTTGCCGGCCGCACCAGCGGCGCTAAGGACCCGACCGTCCAGGCGTTGGGTATGGGAGGCCAGATTTACGGTGTCCGATCCGACCTCATCATCCTCGACGACGCGGTCACCCTCTCCAACGTCGCGCAGTGGGAATCTCAGCTGCGTTGGTTGCAGCAGGAAGTTGAGACCCGGCTCCCGCCCGATGGCGGGAAGATGTTCGTGCTTGGGACCCGAATCGCCTCTGTCGATCTGTACGTCAAGCTGCGGGAACTGCGAGACTGGAACGAGGATCGGGTCTTTTCCTATCTGGCTCAGCCCGCCGTGCTTGACGAGGGAGACGGGAAGCCCGACAACTGGGTAACCCTCTGGCCGTACACCCGCGTCAACGGCGAGACCGTCGAGATGTGGACCGGCCGGCGCCTCGCTAAGAAGCGCACCAACCCGCGGACCTGGTCGCTGGTCTTTCAGCAGCAGGACACACCCGAGGATGCGGTCTTTAACCCCGACGCCGTAGAGGCGGCCATTAACGGCCGCCGGCTGCACGGCCCCCTTAAGGGGGACGCCGTAGGCCACCGGCCCGAGGGCATGAACGGCCTCTACGTTATCGGCTCTGTCGACTTGGCGGTTAGCGGCTACACCGCGATCATTGTGGGTGCCGTCGACAAGAAGACCAAGAAGCGCTACATCCTCGACGCGGTGAACGTGCCCGCGATGGGCACGACCACCCGCGTGAAGCTGATGCAGGACTGGACGCAGCGGTACGGGATTAACGAGTGGGTCATCGAGCGCAACGCCTTCCAGGGCTCGATCTTTACCGACGAGCCCTTCAAGCAGTGGATGTACGCGCATGGCGCGCGCTTAACGCCGCACACTACTGGCACGAACAAGCACGACCCGGACTTGGGCGTGCAGTCTCTGGCGCCGTTGTTCGAGTCCTGCACCGAGCTTGGTGAGGACGGGCGCATTAAGCGCCGGGCCGGCGGTGGGCTTATCGAGCTGCCGAGCCGCACAAGCTTTCCCGTGCTTAACCAGCTGATTGAGCAGCTGGTGACGTGGGCGCCTAGCGACCAGATCGGTAAGGGCCAGAAGACTGACTTGGTCATGTCGCTGTGGTTCTTCGACCTGGCCGCGCGCAAGTACATCGGGGTCGACGCGGACCTGACCAGCCATGTGACTAACCCGTGGCTGTCCCGCCGTGACTCGAGCCGCCGGCGCGTCATCGACATTAACGACTATCTAGCAGCACAGGTGGGCGCATGAGTGACGACGATCTCGCAGAGTGGCGCCACTCGTTTAGCTACCTGGACGAGGACAAGCGACCCACGGACGAAGAGCTGCGCGTTCTCGAAGACAACTACTACTCGCCGTACGACGACTACGGAGCCTGGGCGCTGGTTGAGATGTACCGCCTTGGTAAGGCGCATGGTAAGGCGGAGCAGTGACGGACTATGCCGAGCGCTTTCGGTACATGCGGGAGCTGGGGGAGAAGCGCGACCGGGAGAACAACGTTCTCCGCCTGGTCCGCTGCGGTGAGATTGAGGCCGTAGACCCTGGCGCCTTCAGCGACCTGTTCCCTAAGCCTGTTGTTGCTAACTTCATCAACAACGCGGCTGAAGACTTCGCTAACTCGGTAAGCACGCTGCCGACGCTGAGCTGCAGCGTCGGTGCGATGCGGACTGAGTCCGACAAGCGCCGCGCCGGCAAGAAGAACAAGGCGGGGCACAACTACTGGCAGAAGTCCAACCTCGAGCGGCTGATGGTTAAGGCCGCGGACGACTACGACACCTACAGTGCCGTGCCGTTCTACGTCGAGTGCGACTTTGACCAGCAGATGCCGCTGATCTACCCGGAGAGCCCTATCGGCTCCTACTGGATCAAGGACCGGCTGGGGCGGGTCAAGTATTACGCCCACTGCTGGAACGAGACGGTCGGCGAGCTGTGCGCTAAGTTCCCGGACCTGGACGACAAGATCCGCCGGGTTGAGTCCAGCGCCACCCCGTACAACAGCATGTACGAGGCTAACGACCGAGACCTGGTCGAGGTTGTCCGCTACTGCGACGACAAAGAGATCGTGCTGTTCCTGCCGGACCGCAAGAACACGGTGCTGGTCCGCTACGACAACCCGATCGGCCGTTGCCCGGTAGCGATTGCCGAGCGGCACACCCAGCGCTCGCGCTACGCGGATGCCGTGTGGCCGCAGCTGGCCCGCAACCGCATGAGGATGTACGTCCTCGAGGCGGGGGAGAAGGCAGTCCACGCCCCGCTGCAGGTGCCGCGGGACGTTGACAAGGTCGCCATCGGGCCGGACGCGATCATTCAGACGGACGGCAAGGTCGGGCGCATTCCGCTCGAGGTGCCGTCGTCCGTGTTCGCGGTCGAGCAGCAGATGCAGCAGGAAATCTTCACCGCCGCGCGGCACCCGCAGGTGCGCGCCGGCGAGTCCGATGCCTCTGTCATCACCGGCCGCGGCGTTGCCGCGCTGCTGGGCGAGTTCGATGCGCAGATCAAGGCGGCGCAGGTCGAGCTGGGCGGTGCCCTGGCCGAGGCCACGTCCATCGCTTTCGAGATGGACGAGAAGTGGTTCCCGAACGTCAACCGTAAGATCCGCGGCATTCTTAGCGGCGAGTCTTACGAGGAGACCTTCGTCCCGGGTAAGGACATCAACGGCTCGTACGATGCCGATGTCACCTACGGGTTCGCCGCCGGCCTTACGCCGGCGCAAACCACGGTCCTGATGCTGCAGCTGCGCAACGACGCGCTGATTAGCCGGGACACCTTCCGTCGTAACTCGCCCGTCGAGGTTGACCTCGAGACTGAGCAGCGGCACATCGACCAAGAAGAGTTCCGCGACTCGATCAAGCGGGCGGTCGACACGCTAGGCCAGGCTGTGCCGGCGATGATCCAGTCGGGCATGGACCCGACTCCGATCATCCAGGGCATGGCGGAGGTGATCCGCTTGCGCGGTAACGGGGTCCCGATTGAGGACGCCGTTAGCCAGGCGTTCGCCCCGCAGGCGCCCCCGGAGCAGCCGGCGGCACCAGCTGGCCCGGAGCAGCAGCAGCCGGGCGGTAACCCGCTAGCGCCCCCGCAGGAGGCGCAGGGTCCGCCGGATCTCCTGCAGCTGGTGGCGTCGATGCGCGGTAACAGCCCGCAGGTGTCCTCGTCCGTCCGCCGTAGCGTCCCGCTGCAGGGCTAATGAGGCTCGAGGTCGAGGCGCACGGGGTCAACGTTTCGGTCCGGGCGCTTACGCGCCGGCGCGCTAAGGCGCTTTGGGCGATGGCTAAGGACCTCGTCGAGGCCAATGTCATCGAGGACGATGAACCTGAAGAGCAGAGCTTTGGCTTCGTGGCCGGTAGCTCGCTCGAGACTGAGATCGCAGTGGAGGACTAATGGCCGGTAACGGGGGCTACCAGGCCCCGGCTAAGCCGGCGGCCGTTAGCGGTCCGGGTAGGTACAGCCAGCGCACCGATAGCGCGCCTAAGTTCCGCGTGCCGGACCAGGCGTACGGCGATAACACGGAGCTGGCTACCCAGCAGGCGGGTGCGCCGATGGCGCGCACCACGCCCAAGTTCACCTCCGGCGGCTCTACTCCTGCCGCCGGCGGTTCTTCCGCTCCCGACATTCTCGGGCTGGGCGCTGACACCACGCGCCCTGACGAGCCCGTGACTGCCGGCGTGGACGCCGGCGCGGGTCCGGGCAGCGAGGTACTGCCGGGGAACGTGCAGGCGCCCACCGGGGAGCTAACAAACCTGATCTACAGCCTGTCCGCCACTGACCGGACAGGGCAGCTGGCCGCTCTCGGATTGGCGGCAATGAGACGAGGGCTGTAAATGTCTGATGACCTGGTCGACCTGGTACAGGACCAGGAGAACATCCGGCACACCGCAGCCGCGTACGACGGGTTCGAGTCGAACCCGGGCCTGGTTGTGGCGCTCGCTAAGTCGGGCGCTACCCAGGCCGACATTCGCGCGATCGGTGCATTCACCGACGCGCTGGACCTGTCTGCCAAGGTTATTCTGGCCCGGCAGTCGGGCGTGCAGCTGGACCTTAGTGACAGCGACCGGGCCAAGCTGACCGCGGTCGGCACCCGCTACAACGACGTGGACAGGCAGGCTAACCAGCCGCAGCAGCCGGGGCAGTCGCACACCGGGTTCTTCGGCAAGCTTAGCCAGGTCGCTAACGCCGCGACCCAGCTGGGTCCGCTGCGGATGGTCTTCCACGGCCTGGATCGCGCGTCGGACATCACGAACACCGTCTATCGGGAGTCCCGGACGACCGGCGCCTTCACGGGCGGTGTAAGCGGCGAGCAGTTCGCTAAGAACGTGGGCGAGCAGGCCGCCGACATGCAGGCGCTCGGCTACAACCCGGGCAACATCTTCTCGCAGCTGGCCTTCGCCTCGCACGGCCAGGATGTCTTCCACCCGATGGACGACCTGCGGCAGCAGTTCTCGCCCGAGCTGGTGCGCGACGCGCAGCAGTATCTGGCCGACCCTAACGCCTTTGTCGGCGCTAACCTTAGCGACGACGAGCTGACCCGGCGGCAGAAGCTGCTGCAGGACGAGCGGTTCCAGGGCCTCGTTAAGCAGGTCGACGCTCGGCACATCTCGCCCGGCCGCGACATCGCGGCGGGCTTGAAGCTTAAGCCGGGCATGGCGCTGCCGCTGCCGGTGGCTGGCGGCTTGAACGTGGGCATCCAGAAGAGCCCGTTCGAGATCGTGTCCGGCGGACTGGACGCGGTGTACTCGTTCGCCGCTGACCCGACCCTTGTTGCGGGCCGGGCCTACCAGGGCACCAAGGCTCTCCGCTACGGCATCAGGGATCTCAACGACAAGGCCCGCATTACCGATCTGATGGAGCACAACTCCGCGGTCAAGCGGGGTTGGTCCTCGTTCCTCGAGGACGCCCACCTTATGCGGACTGGTAACGCCGAGGAAGCCTCCCAGGCTTACGCGCGCATCCACGCGCGCACCCCCGAACTCGAGCCGATGCTCGACGAGGTGTACGGCGGCGGCCTTAGGGCCGGTAAGCCGATCGAGACCTACGACGATCTGGTCGAGCACGTCTCCGGGGGCACCGCGCTTCTGCGGTTCCGCAACGGCTTGGCTGCGCAGGAGACGCCGCTCATGCCGGGGGCGGTGCCGCGCATTGGCTACCGCAACATCCGCGCGAACCTGGCCGGCAAGCTGCCGTTCATCGACCTCGAGAAGAAGGCCGGGGACTTCATCGCTAACGCCGGCGATGGCGTTAACGGTCTCGGCGCGGACGTGACGGGGCTGGACGCTAAGGGCGTCACGAGCGAGGCACTGGGCCAGGCGGCCCTGAAGTACCGCCGGTCCGTTAAGGGCCGGGTTACGACGCTGGCGCAGCGCGTAAGCACGCTGCTGCCCGAGAACAGCAAGATCGACCTCACCAGCGCTTCCGGTGCGGAGGATGTGCGGCGGTTCGCGGCGCTCTACATGCCGCGGTCGCACGCGAACCTGCTTGCCGCTCGGTACGCCACAGCGTCTGTCGGTGAGCGTCGGACGATTGCCGAGGCGGTCTACGACCAGACGATGCACGCCGCCGGCGTGCCGGCGTCGGTGTCGGGGCGGTCGTGGCTTGAGTACCAGAAGACCAACCGCGCGCTGCTCGAGAACTCGAGCTACGACGCTAGCGGTAAGGACCTGGACCGGATCGCCGGCGCAGGTGGCGAGACGGAGCGCAGGGCTGCGCTGTACGACGGCCAGACCTCAACCGACTTCTACCTGCCCAACCCGACGGAGCTGCGGCGGTTCGCGGCCAAGGTCTCGGTTTACGACTACACCGTTAAGTCCGGGCTCGAGTCCCAGCTGATGGACCGCGCACTGGGCGGGCTACGCACACTGTGGCTGGTTAGCCCGGCTAGCGCTATTCGCAACGGCGTCGAGAACGTGCTTAGCGCCCACTTCCGCGGCGCCAGCGCTGACGAGCTGGCCCGCTCCCGGGCGGCACTCTCCTCGGTGACGGCCCAGCGGGTGGCCGATCGCGCTATCGAGCTGGGCGACCGCGAGGTTGACTCACAGTTCCACAAGATGCGCGGCTCGCTCCGTGGGGTCTACCAGGGCCGCATCCGCTCGGGCATGAAGCGGGCGGAGGCGGTAATTGGCAGCGGCGCCAGCGACGAAAAGCTGATGCAGCGTGCCGCGGAGCTGGTCGATGACGACATGGCCGGCGACCTGGACGAGCTGACCGCGATTACCGGCCTCGCTACGCGCGGGGACGGCCGCTCGGTCGACGAGGTTGTCAGCGCCCTGGACAAGGGGTTCAAGCTCAAGGCCGTTGGCTTCAAGAACACCGGCTACCAGCTGGACTCGGCCGATGGACTGGGCGGCGCCCGCTACTGGGGCCAGCAGCTCGGCGCCCGCTTCCGCGGCTCCGAGGGCGTCCACGTCCTTAAGGCCGTGGTCGACGACACCCCGGAGGCTCGGCAGGCGCTGGTCGACCACCTGCTTTCGCCTGAGTACGCGACCGCCCGAGCCAAGCTCGAGCGCTTCAGCACGCTTAGGGACGGCACCAAGGTCGGCTCCGACGACGTGACGCACCCGATGGTGCAGCGCGCCGCGGCTGAGCTGGCCGAGGACCAGGTCGCTGACATGCGCGCCCTGGTTACCGGCCGCAATGGCGAGATCGTCCGGCCATTGGTCGACGAGCTGCTAAGGACTGGCCGGGTCCCTAAGACCAAGTTCCTTAACGACATCGCCGACGAGGCTAGGCCCGAGAAGGTTATCCAACCTAAGTTCGTGCCGGATCTCGACGGCGCCGGCGTGACCAGCACGGCCGGCAACGTCGTGCAGGCTTTGGGGGACGCGGCCTACAACACGGCCGTGGCTCGGCCGCTGGCTTGGATGTCCTCGCTCCCGATCTACCACGCTAACTACGTCAAGGCGTACGACCGGGTAGAGCTGGCGCTTAAGAAGGCTAACCCGGAGTGGGACGCCGAGACCATCGCCTCGCATACGCGCGACGTGGCCCGGCAGCACGCAATGGACCTGACCGTCCAGATGATTGACAACCCGCGGGTGCGGAGCCAGATGGCTCTTATCACGCGGAACGTCTTCAACTTCTGGCGCGCGCAGGAAGACTTCATGCGCCGCTGGGGTCGAAACCTCCACGAGAACCCTAAGGCTCTCCGCGAGCTGCAGATGGCCGTCGAGGGCGGAATGCACACCGGCCTGGTGCACAAGGACGACCAGGGGAACCTGGTCTTCTCGTACCCGGGTTCGGGCCTCGCAATCCAGGGCATCGGCAAGGCGCTGGACGCTTTCGGTATGAGTCAGTACCAGGGCCTCGGTGTCGTGCCGAACATGACGACCAAGCTGCAGTTCCTTAACGCCGGCCTGGACCGGCCGTTCATCCCCACCACCTCGCCAGTGGCGAGCATCCCGCTTCGGGTGCTCGAGCACTTCACCGGCGACCAGGTCAAGATGATTCAGGCCCGGGAGATCACTGAGGGCACGATCGGCGCTAGCCGCTCGTGGTATGCGCAGTTCCTTCCCTCCCCAGTCTACCGATTCTTGCAGGCAAAAGACAAGGACGAGCAGGAAGGGCAGGTCGCGTCCGCAGCGCGGAACGCGATGCTCAATCTGTACGCCGCTGACCCTGACGGGTCTAAGGGTCTGGTGCCTAAGCCGGACGCGACGCCAGACGAGGTCGACGCTTTCAAGAAGCGCATTATGACCGGCGTCCGTAACCAGCTGGCCGCTCGCGCGGTGCTGGCGCTGTTCCTGCCCGGCGCTCCTTCGGTGCCGAATGAAGAGACCGACGACAGCCGGTCCGGCGAGCTTGAGTCCGCCGCATTCAACACGGTGTCGCTTAAGCAGGAGTTCTCGCAGTACGTCAACCAGTACGGGTACCAGCGTGCCCTAGCCCTGTGGACTAAGTCCCACCCGGACGACCTGATCTACACGGTGGGCACCACGCAGGGCGCCGGCGGGACCGGCGGCAACCTCGCGCCCACGGACGAGGTCCTTAACTGGATGCAGTCCAACCCCGAGCTGGTGTCGAACTTCCCGAGCCTTGCCGCGTACTTCGCACCGGACGGGCCGGGGGACTTCTCTAACGACGCTTGGCGGGCCGAGCTGGAACTCGGCCTTAGGCAGCACAAGGATCTCAGCACCTTCTACCGCGACATCGCGGTGAAGAACGCCGAGACCAAGTATTACGCCTACAAGGACGCCAAGGACAGGGCAGTTGGCGAAGCCTTGGGCCAGGGTGACGACGACCAGGCAGCTGCAATCAAGCAGGGCTTTAGCGACTGGCTCGACACTTTCAAGGCCGCTAACCCGCTTCTCCTCGAGAAGTGGCAGCAGACCGATGCGAGCAAGACTCGCATCGCCGAGCTGGTGGGCGCGGTCGGCGATCTCACCAACTCGCCCCTCGCTAAGAAGTTCGACCCTAAGGGCGACCTGGGCCTGATCTACCAGGCTTACCAGGCCAAGAAGCAATACGACGACACGCACGACGCTCGCTCCGCCGATGAGAAGGCACAGCAGGACTCCGTTAACACC